AGTAAATGGTCACTGATATTTATCAAAACTTGTAATGCTCGCCGTTTGATAACGTGCAACCGCTAACGTCCCATATAGGCTCATTTCCTGTTTTTTCCTTTGCTATGTCTACAAACCATTGCCATGTATTGGCCCAGTCATCGCAAGCTGTGGTGTAACGTAGATTTGCAGCGGCCACGCAGTTAAGATCGCTACGGCTTAGGTCGTCAAACGCGGCAGAGCGGTCTTTATCGCAACGAATAAAATCTTGCCAAGCGCTTTTAAGCGCATCTTCAGCATTTGTATGAGAGACACATCCGTGTTTGGCTAGTGCTTGTTTCCATGCTTCAACTAATACATCGATAGGTATATCACCCCACTTATTGATATGTACTCCTGTCAGGCTGCTTGCTTCATAGAAAATGTCTTCGTTGTTAGTTCTCATTTCTTCGTCCATTCTATTTGGCGCGCAAATAGCGTTAGTAAAATTTGCGTTTTGGAATCTATGAAAATTTTTATCATCTTTTACGTTTGTGAAATTAGCGCCTGTGCAATCAGCGTTTGTGAAATTAGCACCTGATATATCTGCTCCTGTAAAATCGGCATAACTTAAATTTGAGCCGGTAAAATCTGCATACCGTAAGTTTGCATTACCGAAGTTAGCTTTGTGGCAACTAGACCCGGCAAGAACTACTAAATGCATATATGCAGTAGAAAAGTTCATATTATCGACATTTATTCCTGTCAAATTCATATGCTCCATATCGGCCCCGGATAACTCAACACAGTACACTCTAGTAGCTTCTGTAACCGTGATTAAGTCGGTGTTTCCTTTACACGTGTGCCAGAATATTGGCGCGCCAGTTGTTTTGTTTAAAATCTCAATTTTCATTTAAGGTAATCCTTTTCGATTCATTTATGGGTGCATATGTACCGTTAAGTCTAGCCTCAAGATACTTCATCCATAACTTTGCAGTTTCATCGTCAACGTAACCACCAGTTGCCTTTAGCTTTAAATTGAGTTCACTGTTATCAGACTCAAATTCTTGCCTTAAATCTATTGTCTTTATATCCATTATCATTGCTCCTTGTGCGACATAAGTGCTTCTAAAGTTACCCTTGCTTCTATTGTTGCCGCAATCTCTCTCACTGTTAAATCTGATAGTTCTTCAGCTAACCTGCGAAGAGAACTATTAACTCCTGACTTCATTGACTTAATATTTGTCACTTCGTCACGCGCTCTTAAGTACTCTTCAGATAATTGCCTGTATGTTTTCACTGCTTCTCCTATGGTTGTCTGGTTTCTATATTTAGAGATTAGTATATTTACGTATTTATGCAAGGAATAAGATTAAAAAAAAGCCGGCTGATTAGACCGGCAAACGGAGAATACTTGTAATCGGTTAATTACAAAATTGACAGCATGTGCGCGAGTGATGTTTGGAATAGCACGCCAAAAGACACATAAAGAGTTACTGCAAAAACACTAACAATTCCGACTGAGATTAGTATGCTGTTCATGATTTGCTCCTTGTTTGGTTGCTCTACGATTTTAGTATAGGATAAAAATATAATAGATCAAGTACTACTTGGTTATTATTTTCCTTGGCACTCGTGCATTTTCGGGCCAGTAGGTAGTCCATTTGATATGTTCTGAGCAATAATATGCAGCATATTTCGCCGAGCATTCAGCTTTTTCGGGGGGAAACGTATCGAGTGCAGCATATGACCACTTAGTACCGTTCCACCAATGCCATTCATTAAAACGTCCAGATATGCTTGCATTCCACCAGCCAATGTGTGGTGGTTGGCCAGAGTTCCATACACGTTCGGTCATGGTTTAATCCTTTCGACACGTGCGTTAGCAGGCCAGTAGTTTGTCCACATAATAGTTTCTACGCAAAAATTCGACACATATCGCGCCGATTCTTCTGCTTTTTCGGAAAAATACGTATCGAGCGCGGCATACGACCACGCGGTACCGTTCCACCAATGCCATTCATTAAAACGTCCTGCATAGCTTGCATTCCACCAGCCAATGTGTGGCGGTGGGCCACTATTCCACCAACGCGGCTCAATGCTCATGGCTAAGTTCGGGAGTCCCTCAATTTGTATTCCATTCATGGTTTTATCCTCTTAACTCGTGCATTATTCGGCCAGTAGTTTGTCCATTTGATATGTTCTGTGTGGACTCCTTGCACCAATGAAATATATGATACTATATTTGCTGTGTCAGTATCGTAGGCAAATGCGCTCCAGTGCTTACCGTTCCACCATCGCCATTGGTTTGGATTTTTCCAATGACTTGCGTTCCACCACCCAATATGTGGCGGTGGGCCAGAGTGCCATACTCTTTTATTTTCCATCATTATTCCTTTTCGATTCTATTCTTGTAATCCATTAGATCATCGTATCTTTGCTTGATTTTCTCTTCTTCTTTGCTGATTATCGATAAACACTTTGATATGGCTTTATCGCGATCAAAGAAGAAATCAACACCTACCTTAAGAGGCCAACTACGTATTTCATTCAATGTTACCAATTTATGTTCTGTAGTAACATAATCCAAGTCTTTCTCGAGTATCCCGGCTGTCAAAAACTTCGCAGTGATGTATATTTTAGTCATTCATGTCTCTCATTAATGTATATTACGCATCCTAGACACTACTGACCAACGCGGGACTCTTGTGTCAACAGGCTTTGCTTCAGCAACTCCGTACCACACATGATGGTTCTTACCAGACCATACAATGCCAGTGTTGACAGCACAGCAAAGACCAAGACCAGTTCTAGCAGCTTCACGCTTAGCAGCAGCTAATGTGTCGTAAAAGGTGAAGTTATGTGTGTTGTAGTTGCTCATTTCGTTCTCCAGTTCGTTGCTCTATGATTTTAGTATAGGTCAAAGAAGTAGAAGATCAAGAACTATTTGAAATTGATGATACCGTTTTCATCCTCGATCAACCATCCGTCTTTAATAGCACGCTGCACACAGTTCCATGGTGATAGCATTGGGTGGTTAGCAAGCAACTCTGAGTACAGGCGTTGCCTAGATAGGCCATTTGGATACTTGTGCAGTGCCTGCTTGAGCTTAACCAGTCTCTTCGCGCAACACGTAGCTGTGTGCTTAGCAAATTGCGCAGCCTTCTCTTCTGGCGTAGCTTTTTCATGCCGCCGAACAGCAGCAAGACGTTGTTTCTCTGTCAATGAAGCTCTTGCTTCTGGTGACATGGCTCTAGATATGCGAGACAGCTTACGAGCGTGCTCCTTCTTCTCTTCGTCTGTCATATTGACTCTCCAAGCAGCATTGTCATCTTGTAATGTCATATTTATCCTAAACTATTAATGTAAGCGTCATAAGCAATGTTTAGCGTATCTACAAGAGCATCTAATCTTTTAAAAGCATTGTCTGCTGCAATAGCTGTTTCGTCACGCTCATCAGAGTAGTCATCGCTATCGTCACTGTCATCGTAAGCATGTGATGCATCTATGGCTATTTGTTGCAATCGCAAGTATTCACCCAATGCAACAGAATGCTCGTTAAGCAATGATTCATAAATTTCAAATGGTGTCTTCATATATACCTACGCACAGCGCAACCTAAGAGTAGCGATACAATGTAGCGAGTCTTTGAACATTCGCACCATGTGCATTGTCCTATATTGCTATTAGAATCGAAACTTGTAATAGCTGTTTCACAAAGTATCTGGTATTTCATGGCACACCTTATTAATTGTGATATCCAAGTATTACACCAGCACGATACCAACAATCACCAATATCAGTATCTGTTCTGGCCCCTTCTTCTGCTTCTTCTATCGTGCAGCCTAGTAACTCTTCTACTTTGGTTAAGAGCCGGTTAAAGCTATCGTTGTCTGTTTTCATGGCAATCACCTTACAATATTGATATCATATGAGCGAGTGATTGGCCAAACAACTGGCCAAATGCTATGTACAGAGTGATGGCAAATGTAGTAACAATGCCGACTGCGATAAGTATGTTGCTCATGGCTGCGCTCCTATCTCGCCGTTTCACGGCTCTTCAGTTGATTGACCTACGGTATTGCACAAGATACAGCGGCATTGAGTTGTAACTATCATCAGCCAACAATGATGCCCCAATCAGTATCCAAAGACGTATGAGTAAGGTTTTCATGACAATTCCCCGGTTAGTAATGCTGTTGGAGTCTTTACGTATGTCGGTACCCGTATTACATTGATTGACCGCTTGCATGAGTGCAGTTGATTAAGGTTGTACTTGAGGCGATACCCGCCTACGCACTTAACCATTTCTATCCCGCCCTGCTCAAACACAAAGTTGTCCCCGTTCTTCAAGTCACAGAGCCTCAAATTGTTGGTGGCATTCGTTTTCATAATAGCCACTTAAAGATTACCCTGATTGATTCAATCATTGCAACAATGTAAAAAATGATTGCTGTTGCTGCCACTATCCCCATAAATACAGTTAGGTACTTTTCGTACTTGTCCATGACTCTCTCCGGTTGGTTAAACTACTAATCTCTATAACTACAATTTAGTACATCCATCAAATATAGCAAGAAGAATGTTGAGATATTTATCGTTGCTCGTTATCTGGTTGGATAATTAGAATATTAGAACATTGGCCAAGGACTACAAGCCAATAAACCAAAGAACAACACATTAATCAGATCGACCAGAACGGTCTCAGAGACAGCCAAAGACAACAGCTGGTATGGTAATGAGCATACAATACGATCGTTCAATGTAGCCACGTTAAACAAGTTGAGCATAAAATGTCAGTAAAATGAGCAAATGTGAGCTTTTATCAGTTATTGGAGATACAGTTCGTGTAGCAGAACTACATCAATGTGTGTAGTTTCATGTAGTACTATGAGTTAGTACTACCAATGTAATCAACGAGTTATAAGTCTGAGTGATAACAGATATAAATAGCAATGGTAGAATTGAGCAAGATTATGCTAAGGATCATGGGGATTGAGAAATAATATTGCGAGGATAGAGCGGATATTGATAGATCATTCCACTTACACACACTATTCCCAGTATAACGATGACTATCATGGCAATCCAACTAGCATAGAGATATACGTTTCATGAATATCACGTACAGGGATTGAAGAATGCTTAGGAGGGTAGGGTGGTCAACAAAAGGAGGTAGAGGAGGACAAGGGGGGGGAGGGGTGATAATGAGTTACCCTTCAATCCCCCAACAAATCCCGTTCTAGATATCCTAATTTTTATTATTTTTTTGATAACAAACATTTCCCAATAGGAACTAACATGACTAAAGAAGTCATCCGAATTAAGCTTAAGAAGAAACGAGCTCGTGTTGCTGTATACACATTACGCATGGCTGATAAGATATGCGAGTTCATTGCTTTGGGTCAGACTATTAAGCAGGCATTGATTAATGCTGGGCCGTTGGCTCCTACTTTGAATTTATTCTGGAAGTGGTTGGAGGAGCATGGTGAGTTCCGTGAACGGTATGATAGGGCTAGATTGATGCAGGCTGATATACATGCGGATACTATGTTGGAGATGGCTTCTGATGCCATTACAGAGCCGAATAAGGCAAGTGCTTACAAGGTTGCTAGTGATATATTGAAATGGCAAGCTGCCATGAGGAATCCAAAGTTATATGGCGACAAGGTTCAGCATGAGATGAAGTCTGCTCCTATGGATGCGAATAAGTTGAAGTCTGAGATTGCTAACCTTGAGAAGGAACTAGGCGTTGAGAGTAAGGTTAAGAAGAATGAAAGCGGAACGAGGAATAAGCAACTACTATCACAAGTACAACAAATTACCCCTCCCCAACCCCAACCCCAAATTGAAGTAACTGTGCATAAATCACCAGACTCAATACAGTAAGGAATGAAATGGCAACCAGAAAGACTAAAGAAGAAACGCCCGAGAGCAAGTATTCGAAGCTGAAGCGGCTTGAGGAACTTAAGAAGAATTATGGAATGTTCTTCTATAAGCCGTATGGCAAGCAGAAGGAGTTTCATGCCAAGGGAATGGAGCATCGTGAGCGGTTGCTGATGGCTGGAAACAAGCTTGGGAAGACTTATGCCGCTGGGTTTGAGGCTGCATTCCATTTGACAGGTCTTTATCCGGAGTGGTGGGAGGGTAGGAGGTTCACGAAGCAGAACAGGGGCTGGGCCGGGTCAGTTACGAGTGAATTGACGCGTGATGGTATGCAGCGGATATTGCTTGGTCCTACAGGAAGATGGGGTTCTGGTTGCATACCTAAAGAGTTGATTATTGAGATTAAGAGAGCGCGTGGCGTACCAGATGCGGTCGAGTCGATACTCGTAAAGCATGTCAATGGGGATGTATCACAGGTTATATTCAAGGCATATAGCGACGGTCGTGAGGCTTGGCAGGCCGAGGATTTGGAGTGGGTTTGGTTCGATGAGGAGCCTCCTTATGACATTTATATTGAAGGTATAACCAGAACGAATAACACTGGCGGCCCTGTGTATATGACATTTACGCCATTGCTTGGAATGTCGAATGTTGTGTTGAGGTTCTTGAAAGAAGAGCATCGCGACCGGTCAGTTACTAACATGACTATAGATGATGTAGAGCATTACACGGAGCGACAGAAGCAGACTATTTTGGATAGTTACCCAGAGCATGAACGAGAAGCTCGTGCTATGGGTACTCCAATGTTGGGTGAAGGTAGGATATTCCCAGTGGCTGAATCAGTTATACGTGAGCAACCATTGGCTGTTATACCAACTCACTGGAAGCAGATCATTGGCATGGACTTTGGTTGGGATCACCCAACTGCTGCTGTGCGTCTTGCTTATGATGAAGATGCTGATTGCGTGCATGTAGTGAATTGCTATAGGCAATCAAAGCAAACACCATTGGTGCATGCTGCTGCTGTACGCCCTTGGGGGCAGTGGATACCAGTTGCTTGGCCGCATGATGCGCTACAGCATGATAAGGGTAGTGGCGAGCAGTTATCTCAGTTGTATAAAGACCAAGGGATAAATATGTTGCCAGAAAGAGCGCAATTCCCTGATAACCGAGGCAATGGTGTTGAAGCTGGTATTGCTGACATATTGGAGAGAATGCAGACTGGCAGGTTTAAGGTTGATACTAATCTTGCAGACTGGCTTGAAGAGTTTCGAATGTATCATCGTAAAGATGGCAAAGTAGTGAAAATGCACGATGATATTTTATGTGCTACCAGGTATGCAATGATGTGCTTACACCAGGCTGTTCCGCAGATATATTCATCTATGCCAAGGGATAAATATAGCAAATTCGCATACAATAATGGCGACTCAACTTGGATGTCTTCTTAAGAGGAATTTAAATAAATGAATCTCGCTGAATACGAAAGAATAAGGCCTAATATTGTTGCAGAAGGCATTACGTTTCTAACGCCTAATCAGCATTGTGCTTGGAGAGTTAATACTCTGTTGACGAAAGAACCTGACACTATTGATTGGATTAATTCCATGAAACCAGGCGAGGTTTTGTTTGATGTTGGTGCATGCATGGGCGGTTATTCATTGTATGCAGCTTCAAAGGGTATTGAAGTTCATGCATTTGAACCTGAATCACAGAACTTTGCTTTACTTTGCTCTAATATTGCAATAAATAAATATAATGACAAAGTTACTGCTTGGCCGATAGCGATATCTAATGAGAACAGCTTGAAGAAGTTCTATTTGCAATCTTTATTAACTGGCGGCAGCTGTAGCAGTTATGGCGAGCAAGTTGATTATCATTTGAATAAAAAAGAATATGCGTTCAGCCAAGGTTCGATTGCTATTACGCTCGACGATTTTTCTATTGCTCATGGCAATCCTGATCATATTAAGATTGACGTAGATGGGCTAGAGCACGATGTAATAGTTGGGTCAATAGATACATTGCAGAAGGTTAAGTCTGTTCTTGTTGAGCTTAATACTGCATTGAAAGAGCATAACAATATATTTGACATCATGAAAGATGTTGGCTTACTTCCTGATATGGAAGCTGCTAATAAGGCAAGAAGGAAAGAAGGCCCCTTTACTGGCATAGGAAATGTTATTTTCTACAGAAAATGATAGATATAGAATCCCATATTTTGTATGCACTATGTAACGCTACAAAGAATAGCTGGCCATTCCCGCATTTCTTTGCAGAGAATGTATTCCCTGAGGATTTCTACAAAGAATTCAGGGAGTATATTAATTCTGAAATAGAGTTTGATAATTCAAGTCCATATAAGAGCAGGACGTTTGCCAAGGATTTTCATCATAAAGAACTGGAATTTATGGCAAGGCCATATTTCATGTTCCAGATAATGAAGATATTTGAGAAAGAATCAAAGAGTAGATTTGGTAATGAGAAAGTCAGGCTTTACAATGATTTAAGGCTAATCAGGGATGGCATTGGCTATGAGATAGGGCCTCACACTGACGCAAGATGGAAAGTAGTATCTTTACTATTCTATTTGCCTGAAGACGATAGCAATAAAGAATTCGGTACTTCTTTGTATGTGCCTAAAGACAGAAACGGAACATGCATAGGTGGGCCGCATTATAAGGAAGATGGTTTTGATAAGGTGCATACTGTTGAATTCAAGCCTAATAGCTGTCTTGGGTTCTGGAAAACGCCATCAAGTTTCCATGGTGTAAGTACAGTGTCTCGTCAATTTAATAGAGATGTTTTGCTTTTTAACATATACTCAAAGACAGAATTCGATAATTCCCATGTATCTGCCATAAAGGATTAATCATGCACGCCACTTCTCCTCCCAATTTTCTTGGCAATAATAATAGTATTCAGAATTCGAATCTAAACCTTGCTGCTAGCCAATCAGTTTCGGCGTCTACTTCTTTTACTTTCACAAATTGGTACGGAGATGGCCTAATAGCTTCATTTAATGTTCATTCAATTCCAGGGTCTGCGTCTACTACGCTTGCTCTGAAGATTCAGGCTTTGAATCCTGTTAGTGGGGACTTTTTCACTATCGCAAGCACAAATGCACGATCTGCAACTGGTGTGAGTAACTTGCAGATATCGCCATTTATGGCTGCTGCTTCTGCTGGTGGTGTACAAACACAGGTTCAATCATTGGTTCCTAAGGACTTAAGAGCTTTGGTATCTTTGTCTACAGGGGCTACAAGTAAAGAGTGTGTATTCTCATTAAGCGTGCATTTCTGCGTAACTTGATAATTTATAGGAAAGTTATGTGAAGTTATCTAATTTACATAAACTACCATAACATTGGATAACTTACTATATATGGCTATTGATAAAGACGAATTTAGAGAACTTGCTGTAGAGAGAATGGCAGAAGCTTCTGAGTTCTGGCATAACTGGCGAGTGGAGGCTAGGGACGATTATGCTTTTGTCTCTGGTAAGCAATGGCTTCAAATTGATGAGGAGATATTAAGACAGCAGAAGAGGCCGCCTATAACTTTCAATTATTCAGAGAAGATGATTGATGCAGTTGTAGGTGCTGAGGTTAGTAGCCGGAGGGAGGTGACATATCTACCGCGTACTCCAACGGAAGCGCCATTGGCAGAGTTATGGAATGATGCAGCACAGTGGGCGCGTGATGAGTGCAATGCAGAAGACGAAGAGTCTGATGCATTTAGAGACATGCTTATATGTGGTATAGGATGGACCCATACAAGGATTTCTTATGATGAGGATCAAGACGGAATGATAGTAATAGACAGGGTTGACCCACTGGAAATGTGGGTTGATCCGTCTTGCACAAAGCTGGGTTTAATAGATAGGCGATATCAGTACAGAGTTTTATGGGTTGATCGTAAAGAAGCGCAGCGTATGTGGCCTGATAATCCTGTATGGACTGAGACAAGTGATACAGACAGCATGAATGGTGTCATTATCCAGGGCCATAGGTACGATGGAAATGGCGAAGATGATAATAGGCGTCATAAAGATCAAGTACAGATATGTCTTTATGAATGTGTTGAGAAAGAGCCTATATACCGAATAGGAATGCAAGACGGATTGCATGAAGTAGAGACAAGTATATTTAATCAGATGAAGCCGCATCTTGATGAGAGCGGGGTTAAATATGTTAAGCAGTTCAAAAGGGTTTATTACAGGGCGTATTTTACTGGCGACACAATGCTTGAAGTAGGCCTATCGCCTACCCAAAAAGGATTCGCATTCCAAGCAATTACAGGCAAGAGGGATCATAACAAAAACACGTTCTATGGAATTACACGTGTTATGAAAGACCCTCAAAGATGGGCTAATAAATGGCTATCTCAGATTCTGCACATAGTTAATAGCAATGCCAAGGGTGGATTAATGGCTGAGCTTGGGGCGTTTGTAGACCCTACTAAAGCACAAGAAGAATGGTCACAACCTGATAGCGTAACTTTGCTTACTCAGGGTGGCATGGAAAAAGTTCGTCAGAAACAAATGCCTCCGTATCCGCAAGGCTTGGATCGTTTGATGGAATTTGCATTATCAAGTCTTCCAATGGTTACTGGTATTAATCTTGAAGCTCTTGGACTTGCAAATAGAGAGCAGGCAAGCGTTCTTGAGACTCAAAGAAAACAAGCGGCATACGGGTTACTATCGCCATATTTTGATTCTCTTAGAAGGTATAGAAAGAATCAAGGCAAGATTTTCCTTGATTTCATTCATAACTATATTTCTGATGGTAGGTTGATTAGAATTGGCGGTCAAGATAATGCGCAATTCATACCGTTGACAAAACAGACTGATGCACCTGAATATGAGATTATTGTTGATGAATCTCCGAATTC